ATTGCTCCGAGGCTCGAAGAGAGGGAACAGCAGGGCTACAGCCGTGGCGTCCTTGACGGCAAGGTGAGCGCCCTCGAAGTCCTCGACGCCCGCAGCAACACCGTCACTCAGGCGCAGAACGTGGCGAACGCCATCATCGGCAGGCTGAACAAGGCTGCCCGTGACGGGAATCTGGACTCAGACGCCATCGACAATTTGCTCAATGACCACGCCCAGTCGTTGACCGCTCTCAACCGCATCATCGGGGATGAGCTGAAGGATGAGGGTCGGGTCGAAGGATACAGAGAGTTTGTCCGCTCCGTTGCTGGACACCTCTCCGACAATCAGTTGGAGACGGAATTCACCAACCGTATCGCTCTCGCGCTCAGAGGGGTGAAGGACGACAGACTGGTATCCGACTTCGTGACCCGCATCACCCAGAAGGCGGAGAAAGGCGCTTACGACAAGGGCTTTGGCGAGGGCAAGAAGGCGGGGGAGAAGGCCGTCACTGAGAAGGTGAAGGCTGAGTCCCGCGCTGGTGCGGGGCCGAACACCGCGCCCGGAATGGGTGGCGGGGGTGGCAAACCATATTCGCAGATGACCCGCGAGGAACGCGTCGCGCTTTCTCCAGAACAGAGAGACGCGGCGGTTGCCCGCGAGATAGGAGCTTAACTTGGCGATCAATACAGTCACCGTTAGCACGGCGGCTAACTGGATTCCCCAGATATGGGCCAGTGAACTATCCGACGCTTCCCAGGCGTGGACAGGACTCTCAGACCTCGTTGACCGGCAGTATGAGGACCAGCTCTCCATCGGCGACACGATTGAGATTCCGAACGCCGCCAACCCGGCAGTCCGGTTCAAGACTGCCGACGTAGCCGGGACTTACTCCAACGTCACCGAGACGTTGCAGAACATCGTGGTCAACCTTCAGGCATATGTCGGCTTCCTGGTTGAAGACATCTCGGAGGTGCAGTCGAAATTCTCCGTCCGGGAGACCTACACCAACAAGTCCACCTACTCCCTGATGGCTACGGTGGAGGGAGACGTGACCTCCGGGCTCAACTCCCTGCCCGACAACTTCTCGCAGCTTGTCGGCTCGCTTGGCGTTGAGCCCACGTCGGACAACCTGATCCGCGCCGTCCAGTACCTCGATGACGGCGACGTGCCAGAGTCCGAGCGTTTCTTCTGGATGAGCCCTGGCACTCACGCCTCGATGCTCAAGCAGGCCGTGTTCACCAGCGCCGACTACACCACGGCGGGGGCTATCGGCAGCGGACGCATCAAGGGAACGGTCTATGGGGCAACCCCGCACGTCTCCTCGCTGGCGAGCACCAACCCTGGCACGGCGGGTCAGTCCTACTCGTGGTTCTGCCACAAGAAGGGCGTCGCGCTTGTCATGCAGAGGAAGCCCACCATCCACGTCCACTACGACCTGCTGAACATTGGCTGGGGCGTTCTTGTGGACACCATCTACAACTTCGTGGAGCGGACGATTCTTCCCAAGACGCTCGCATCCACCTCGCCCGACGACAGGTTCAACGTCGGAGTTCGCGGAACGTAGGTATTAGCCGGATGGTAGAGCGGATCGTGGACGAGTTCGATGCGGGCGGCCTGCCCGCCATCCATATCGACGCCGAAAGCGCGAAGCTCTACCATCCGGCGACGCTCACGGGTAAGTTCCCTGTTGACCCCGAACTTGTCCTCCGCTGCCAGCGGGCTGGCAGCGGGCGCTACAGGGGTGTCCGCATAGGCAAGATGCTAGAACTCTACCCCTATGACGCGATGAAGAAGCTGGCTCTGTCTCAAGCCAAGACCTTTATCCGCCACATGCGAAGTCAGGGGTATGAGTCGTTGCAGGAAGCGACCGAGTTGGAGTTGTGGGGGCCGTTCAGGGAACGGGGTGATATGTCGCGGGGGGCTTCTTTAGTGAACTTTGAGGAAGATAATCCCTTTGTCCCCGCCGGCCATTGGGGTTCAGCCGCCAGGGGCGCTTGGCGGCATGACCTTGAGCGCGGCCCGCGCAGGTTGAACCAGAACGTGCTGCTGGACGACAAAGACTGGAGGCATGGGGTCGTCTTTCTTGTCAGGGGTCAATTCCTAGCAACACGGGGTAAGCAAGAGGAATCAACCGGAGCAGTTCTAGTCTAGGAGGCTTTATGTCGGACCCGCAATCAGTCACGCCGCAGGTGCGCGGCTCCACCAAGTATGAGCGCCACATGTACTACCGCCGCCCGCGAACGGGGCAGCAGGTGGGCTGGATTGTCACCGGCGGCTCCAACGCTGGACGTGTCCAGAACATGCAGTTGCGTGGGTTCGAGCCCTTGTATAAGTACGGCTTCATCCCCGTGGGCGAAGAGAACAAGTGGGCGACTATCCTTAACCATCCAGACGGCCCGCTGGAGTTCCCCGCTGACCAGGTGCTAACCCTACGCTGGTACAGAGAGCCGCCAGTGCTGGGCGTGACTTTCCCCCAGATTGGGGGTCAGAGGGTAGTGGAGTACCGATGCCCCGAATGCGACCACCTGCCGTTCGTTTCCATCAACGGCAGCGGCGGCATCCTGCCGCTGGGCAACCATCTACGGATTACCCATTCATGGGACAGGGCTTCGCTTATGAAGTTTGGCGAGAAAAAGGGCATAGACTTCGACGCTATCTATTCCGGTGAGGGGGCTGTCGCCCAGGTTGTTGAGTTTGGCGACGGTGATACCGAGGCCCAGTGCCCTGATTGCGACTGGACGCCAACCGAGGGCAAGGACCCTGTAAAGGCGTTGAGGATGCACAAGATGACTGCCCACAAGCCGCTGGAGGTTGAGGTCGTTGACTAACGCCCCGAAGGTGTATGTCGGCTCGGCGGTCTGGCGGTCGGTTGACCCCCTTCACCTGAAGTCGCTGCTGCAACTCTTGGTAGACCCGCACTACGGCTACTTCCCCCAGGTTGGGGACGCTCTCATAGAACGGGCGCGGGGGATGTCGGCGAGCTATTTCCTGCGGAAGACGGACGCTGAAGTCCACCTTTCTCTGGACTCGGACATCATTGAGTTCAAGAAGGAAGCCATCGACCAGATGTGCGAGCAGACCCGCAAGTACGACATCGTGGGAGGGGTCTATATCTGCCGCTCGGTGGCGCGAACGTTTCCAGCCACGTTCTTTGAGGAAGGCGTGAAGGTGACGTTCGCCCACGACCCAACGCCCGTGCCAGTGAAATGGGTCGCTACTGGCTGTTTGGCTGTTCACCGCCGGGTTTTTGAGAAGATGGCGGAGACGATGCCCCTTCTCCACGGGAAAGATGGGGATAGGGCGTTCTGGCCCTTCTACCAGACGATGATTTATGACACTGGCCCCGAAGATATGGGGAAGATTCTCCTGTCTGAAGACTACGCCTTCTCTCAGAGGGCGAAAGACTTGGGGTTCACGTCGTATATCAATCCCGCGATCCGGCTGGGGCATCTCGGCCAGTACGCCCACCGCCTTGAAGATATGGCGCAGGACATCCTCCAGCCCCAAGCGCTGACCGTTGAGAGAAGCGGTCGTTACTGGAGGATTGAGTGTGAAGGACTGAAAGAAACGCCTGAAAGCATGGGTAGGCTACCAGAAGGAAAGGGGGAAGAGATACGGCAGAGGTTTGAGAATAACGGGCGCGGCGCTCGCCGCCGCAATCAGAAAAACGAACGTAAGGCACTGACTACGGCGAGTCCGTAGACTACTGAAAGGAGTAGACAATGCCTCACGGTGACACCTACGGCAACCTGCCTCTTCCCGGCGGGTTCGCACACCTTTCGAGATTCGGCCCCTCCGAGTCCGCGCTGGCCCAATTCCTCTACCCGCAGGCGTGGCGCGACGTAACCTTCGTGGAGGATGACTTCACCGGGGCTGCTCTCAACACGCACCTGTGGACGGTTTCGGGCATCAACGGGACGAACTTCGACCCGCCCGCAACGCAGCTCCTGAACGGCGTCTGTCAGGGCGTCACGAGCGGCACCGCAACCGACTGGGTTGCTCTTAGGGGCGACGACATCTGGGCCGGTGACAACAACTGTGGCATGGAGATTTGCTTCAAGATTGATAACGTCACCCTTCTCCAGTTTGAGACGGGGTTCATGGACCCGCTGACCAATGAGACAGCGGCCTCCAACTCGGCCATCAACGACATCGATACCCCAACCATCACCAACGGCGCTGCCGACGTGGCGCTCGTGGGGATGGATACCGGCCAGACCCTGACCACGATGGCGTTCATCACGGACGGCTCCACCGCCAACATGAACACCACCAAGACCAACCTGGGCACCCGCACTCCGACCAACGCCACGTACATGATTGTGCGCGTCCAGTTGGCGGGGAACGCTGCAAGTTGCATCGTCATGGACAACAACGGTGCTGTCTTGGAAACGGCGCAGCATGGCGCGGCGCTGGCGAACCAGACTGAAGGCGGGACTCTCATTCACCCACGGTTCTTCATCGAGCCGGTAACAACTCCTGCCGCCAGAACGGTGGACATTGACTACTGGGCGGTCTGGCAGGACCGTGCTGCGAGGTCGTAATGAGAGAGATTGAGCCCGCGAAGTGCGGTTGCCCACGCTTTGACCTCGGCCAAGGCCAAGTGATGTTTGGAGGACATGTAGAGGGATGCAAAGGACAGGCTTCTGTAAGGAAAACTGTGCCGCCTGCTGCCAGTTCCTCATCCTCCAGGTCAACCCGCAGTACCACGAGCAAGAAGACGTAAAACGCTGGGTAGAGTTGCATGGAGTGAGATTGGAGATGCGGGGCGGGGTGTGTTGGGCCTACATCCCTAAGCCCTGCTCCGCTCTCCAGGGTACGAAATGTGGCATCTACGAGACGAGACCGGAGGTGTGCAAGACCTGGCCTAGTTCGCAGTCCGATATTGACGAACTGCACAGGTATGCGGATGCGGGCTGCACCT